AGACACATACTGCCAAAGTATATGTGAGTAAGAACAAAAATACAGTGTATATAGACTGCTCGCAGGTGAAGACCAAACAAAAGCTCATTCGCAAGATTGCTCAAGAATTCGGTATTGCCCATACAGGGCGCTATGCCGATGTATATGAGGACTTGGTATTCTATGTGAAGCAGTTAGAAAACCCACTTATCATCTTGGACGAAGCAGGAGACTTGGAGTACCACGCCTTCCTTGAGTTAAAAAGCCTATGGAATGCAACTGAGTACGCTTGTGGTTGGTATATGATGGGTGCCGACGGATTGCAGGCAAAGATAGACCGCAATGTGGACATCAAAAAGGTAGGGTATGCAGAGATATTTGACCGTTACGGCTCGAAATACAGCCGTGTAAGTCCTGCCCAAGACAACGAAGCAATTACGGCTTTCCTCTTGGGACAAATAGCCCAGATAGGCGAAGCAAATGGCTCTACCCTTACCCCCGAACAGCTCTTTGCGCGTACCAAGGGAAGCCTTAGAAAAGTACGTACCGAAATAGAAAAAGTGCGAGCCGCAGAGGCAATTAATAACTAATAACTAATGATAGATAACAAAGTAACGATACCAAGGGCTTACACCTATGAGGACTTGGCGAGAAAGAAATATAAGACATTGCCTCTGAAAGGGGGATGGAAAGAACACTTAGGGGAGATAGAGCGAGCGGGAAGTATCCTTATCTATGGAGATTCAGGACACGGAAAAACAACCTACGCACTGCAATTGATGCGAGAATTATGCCAAGGGGAAAAGGTGCTATACAACTCTTTGGAAGAGTGCGGAAGCCTTTCGCTACTTACGAATTTGGAAAGAGCCGGACTTAAGCAATACAAAAACAAATACTTGGTGTGTGGAGAGCCTTTGGATAAGCTCATACAACGCCTTAGTCGCCCACAGCAACCTAAGATAGTTTTTATAGACAGTGTGCAGGCTTGTTTTAGAGGGCAAAAAGCAACAGCCTATCATAATCTTATCCTGCAATTTCCTCAAACTCTATTTATAGGGATCTCACAAATGAGTAAGGGAATGCCCAAAGGAGCTGTAGCGGAGGAGTTTTACTGGTTTTGCCAAGATAGAATCTTAGTAAAGGACTTCAAGGCTTATATAGACAAGACACGAACAGGAGGGAACGAGTTGGAACCCTACATCATCTCCGAAAGCAAAGCGGGGGAAAGAGAGTTAAAAATGATTAGATAATAGATAATAAAATATGGGAACTATAGAAAAGCAAAAGACATTTAGGCACTGCCTGCTGTATTACTTGGATTGTAGTTATAGGCAATATGAAGCGCTCAAGTATGGGTACTTCCTTACTTGGTGTGAGCAGGTGAATAGGGAAAAACGAATAGTGAAAAGATTAGAAGACTTAACGGGTAATGACTATCTCAATAATTGGTTTGATGACCAATGGTACTACTTAGTAGAGTGTAGTATAGAGAGGTATTACGGCAAGGCTCTTAGAGAGGGTATTTTTGACAAGGCAGATATAGAGCTGATGATTACCCTTTCGGTAGATGACATCTTTAGGGTATATCCAAAGACAATACTACGGCTAATAGAAAAGAGTGAAAAACGAAAAATAATAGCACAATGAAACAACTATATATGGACGTACTAAGGCTGGATAACTTCCTACAGGCCTTAACAGCACAAGAGCGGATTATGATACACCAGTATCACGCCGGATACAGGACAAGTGTGCCAATAGTGGTACTAACCATCTACGAATGGATACGAGAAAACAACTGGGAGTCTCCTTACATAAGATACGATCAGGACAGGGTGCTGATGTGGTACAACGAGGAGAACAAACGATGGGAACCGATAGAGACCAACGAGTTATATAAGAAAAAAGTAGTAAGATAATTTTAAAAAGACAATAAAATGAAAGTTATTAGGGATTTAGACGTAACAGTAAACTATAAAGTAGTGCTTAGGAGTGCAATAGTATCTGACATGGTTTTTGAACAATTGGATAAAATAGCGAAATATGGATTACCTATTGAAAATAATAAGTCAGAGGAGTATAAAGAAGCTTTTGAATGGCTGACAAAATACATTACTGAATATGATTCTTGTAGTTTGTCTTATAAGGTTGAATTTGAAGAGTAATAACAATTAAAAAAAGATAATAAAATGAGTGTAGATTTATCACAGATGAGTGCTGAGGACTTAAAGAAGTTACAAGAGCAACTCAAAGAGAAGCAAAGAGCAGAGAAATTAGCCAAACAACAGAGCAGACAGACACTTTTGGAGCTTGAAGCAGAATTGGTAGATGATAACATTGGGTTCTGCCTTTCGCAACGGGAGGATGTAGAGGATTTGGTAGCGAAACTCTTCCAAGAGGCGAAGACTATCATAGCTCTCCGTGCCGAGCTATACGGCACTCAGAAAGAGGAACAGGATTCGCACACCTTTACCAAAGCAGATGGGTCGGCGAGTATCCGTATAGGTTGGAATGTACGCCCCGCCTTTAATGGTACAGAGAGCGAAGGACTTAAGAAGATAAAAACCTATATGTCGTCCTTGGCGGGAGATACTGAAAAAGAAAAACTCCTATTGGAGTTCCTTAATACAGCATTAAGGACAGATGCGCAAGGGAACCTAAACCCACGAGAGGTGCGCAAGTTAGGCACGCTAAGGCAAAAGGCTAACAGTGCCCTCTTTGATGAGGGTATGGAGATCATAGAGAACGCCATCGTAGATATACGTACGAGTATGTATATACGTGGGTATAAGTTGGTCAAATTTGAGAATGGTATAGAAAAAAGAGTAAACTTCAACTTCTCTATTGATTAGCGGTAAACCACTGCGGACGATTATTAGATACCCTGACCTTAGTGCGTCGTTGGTATTAAGGGGAAGCCCATAAGAGACCCCCTAAGGCAGGGTTTTAAATAACCTTTAAAAACGATTTAAAATGAAAGAAAAACCAACACATTACTATTGCTTTTTTGGCAATGGCACACAAACAAAAAATAAGTTACAAGCTGAATTTTCCGAATTTCTAAGAGGAATGGAAGGAGAATTATATCAAGCCGCTAATTTAGATGTAATAAAGAGATACATCATTGAAAAAGCCAAAGAGTTAAACAAAAAGTACCCCCGATGTAAGGCTTTAGAAGTTTCTTTTAAACAATACTCAAAAGAGAATTACATTCACTATCTATGTGGTATTGAGTTTAATGCATTTCGACTAATACCTGCTTATCTTATTGAACTTGAAAACGATTTAAAATGATTAGCACACGACAACTAAAAATCCTACAAAGCCTCTTAGTAAGGAGGTTTAATGATAGAGAAGCTCGCTTGGCATTTCTCTCCTCCCTTGTATGCAGGGAGCTGGGTTCAAGCAAGGAGCTGACAGAAGACGAAGCCTTTAAAGTGTTAGACTGGCTGGGATATAACTATAGTAATGAGGCATACTTTGACAGTCATAGCACGCAACACCTTAGCATACTGGCTAAGTGCCACGAACTGGGATGGGTGCATGAGGCTACCCCAAGGATCCCCGACCTTCAGAGATTGGGCAGATGGTTACTTTCTAAGAAGTGTCCTGTACAAAAGCCCCTCAAGGAAATGACAACTAAGGAAGTCAGTAAGGTAATAGGGGCATTAGAAAAGATAATTGAAAAACGATATGAAAAAAAGTGACAAACGACAGGTGACCAGTGACAAATGCCCTCACAAGCACCAAGTATTGCGCACAATAGGAGGGTATTGTACCGTAGCGATAACTGCTGTATTTTGCCAAGATTGTGGGAAGCAACTCAGTAAAACAAAAGTAGAAGTATAACACTAAAAAAAACAAATACAATGGAAATAGACGATTATGATATAAGTTACTCCTCAATATGCGATAGAATTAATGGTAACCCTCAACAAGCAAAAAAAGAGCTATTGCGTTTGTGCAGTATGACTATAAAAGCGGAAGAAAAAGTTGAAAAATTAGAAGAGGAACTAAATAAGGCCAAAACTGATGTCAGATTTTTTAAAAAAGGTATATACAACATCTTTCATTACTTCCGCAACCAAATTGGCAAACTACCCTCCTCTGTTATCCTCCGTGAAGGAAAGACGATATACATCATTAAGTGCTTCGATGAAGATAACATTACAATAAATGTTGAAAAGGAAAGTTTTTAATTACTAAAACAATTACAATATGAACGACAAAATAAAAGAAAAAATCACAAAAGTCTACGAACTCGTAAAACGAGGAATAGCAGGAGAACAGCAATCAGCCGAGAAAATGCTAAAAAAACTACTTGAGAAGTACAACATCTCAGAAGACGAACTTAATAGTATAGACGAAAAAGAATATTACTTCAAGTATGCTTCTAACTTAGATGAGTGGTTACTTATACAACTAATCGAATACTTTTTCAAAGAGAAAAAGTATAAACTCTATCGCATTAAAGATAGTGGTGTAAAAGAGATAGCAATACAGATGCCCTACTTAGATTGGGTAACATTAGATAGTGCTTATGGTTATTTCAAACCACATCTAAACCAGCAATGGCGCAAACACGGCTTGCCTGTAGTGAACCGTTGTCGAACAACTAAAACTAAAAATAAACGCCGTGAGGCAATGCAAGAAACCTTTTTTAG